ACAGGAGATGGTTGAAGACCAGCCGTATTATTTCCATCCGAGTGAAATGAATTATCCACCTCCTCCACCTCAGCAAAATGCAAAAATCGATATATTCACGAACATTGATAAATCTACGTGGATAATCGCGTTTGCTGTTTTTCTTTTAGGATTTTTCATGGGTAAGACTATGCAGCCAGTTATACTCAGGTATACCTAACTATTTACTTAAGTCACGTATACGTCTCGACAGTTTAGTATCAGAATCTTCATAACTTTCAGGTGTCGACGGATCCTGTGGAAATCCATTTAACCAGTGTTCCTCTGGAACGCCAGAGTAAGCAACAAACGTTCCTATGTTACCATATCTAGGGGGGATTCCATCTCTCCCAAAAAGAATGGGACCCCTGTGTGTATCTTCGACGAACCCTTTCGTACTAGATGGTTCAGAAACTGTTTTGTTTTTTAAATCGTATTTTGGTTTAAAAAACAAAATAAAGAAAGCTCCGACTAGGAGTATCGTGATGATAATCCTAATCATTTTGTTTATTGTATATGAATATTATTTACGCGGATGAAACCTCTGGCTCACCGTCTTCCTTTGTATCCTCTACTTTCGCCTCAGTCGACTTGGCGTCCTCCTCACGCTTCCTCTGTCGCTCCTTCATCTCTTCATTGACAATTTCGTCAGCCTCCTTAACCAACTCTTCCATCGAAGTACCAGGCTTTTCCTTCTTAAGTCGCTCAAGAACCTCAGCAGGGTGAGAAATTGGCGCCTCATCGGGCTTGGTGTAAAACTTCGAGTTCTCATCACCGGGTGTATATCCAGTCTTTGTATCCATCATACCCTGTTTACGCTCCTGGAACATACGAGCAGCCTGAGCCTGGTTCTCCTTGTATCCAGACATGATTTCCTCCAACTTCTCGTTCGTATAATGAACATCCTCAATCTTTGCAGAATCGGGGGGAATGAGAAGCCACTTGTACATATCTACGACGTAGATATCAAACGTGGGATCCTCCTTTTGGAGGCGCTTGGCGTGATTAGCAGCCTCCTCACGATTGGCAAAAGCACCACGAATCTTGATACCGAATTTGTCATTCTTTTGGGGTGCATCGGGACCCACAATAGAGAGACACGCATAGATTTGACCAGGTACAGTGGTATAATCTTGTTCGAGAGACATTATATTTATACATAGGCTTAAAACTTTAAGCTATTATCTATGTAAATGCATGAATACTGGGACAAGCAACCCGTACCTCGCGAAGGTACAGAACCCGGTGAAATAGACGAGTCTCGCGACATTACAAAAAAGACGACAAAACTTCCAGAGGGACTCGTATGGTCTTCGTGTAACCTGAAAGAAGCATGTGAGTTTTTGAGAGAATACTATGTAGTGCATGGACAGTTTAAATTGGCGTACACGGTTGAAGGTCTTAAATGGTCTATAGACGATAGTATTTGTATTCGAAAGATTGACACGAAAGAATTGGTGGGGTACATATCCAGTACACCTTTGGATGTGAACGTAGAAGGGAAGGAGCATAAGATGACCCAAATTGATTACCTATGTGTACATCCATCGTATCGCTCAGTGAGACTCGCACCACTTCTCATAACTGAAATTAAACGTCGAGCGAATAAGAGGGGTATTTGGCAGGCTATTTATACAGCCGTCACGAAGATTCCTACACCCATCACTAAATCATGTTATTGGCACAGGTTCTTAGATGTGAAACATCTCGTAAAGACTGGATTCCACCAAACGAATCGACTCCGCGAAAAGTTTTACGATATTCGGGGTCCGTGCAAACATGCGTGGAGAAAGATGACCATGGAAGATGTACCAAAAGTAGCTTCGATACTCAAGGAACACGTAAAGGAAGCTAAGATAGCTCCGGTCATCACAGAAGACTATGTGAAACGAGTCGTACTACCTATTCACTCATACGTGAATGATACCACAGACGATTTCATCTCATTCTATGATATTCCGTATGAACGTCGAGACGGGTCCGGGACTATAAATCAAGTATATAGATTTTTCATGGTGGGTGACGTATACAATGACGCATTTCTCATCGCCCGAAACCTCGGTTTCCATGTATTCAATAGCGCTGAGGTAGGTGTACATACAGAAACACTCGAGAAGGAAAAGTTCATCAAGGGGAATGGATTTGTATACTATTATTTATGGAACTGGCACTTAAGTGAGGTACTCGAACCTAAAGAAATATCAGTTATTATTCCATAAGGGTGACATGGAAGAAATTCGTAAGAACCACAATGATGCCAAGAGAAATCTCATCCAGTCCGTTTCAAAAGAGGGCGAACACATTCTCGATGTAGGTTGTGGGTTTGGTGGAGATCTTCAAAAATGGCACAAGTGTGGAGTGAACATTAACATGTGTGATCCCGAACCATCAGCCCTAGAAGAGGCTCGTTCCCGCGCTAAAAATATGCATATGCGAGTCAATTTCTATGAGGGTGACATTCATAATTGCCCAAATAGAAAATTTGATGTTGTATGTTTCAATTTTTCTTTACATTATATATTTGCAACGAAGAACTTGTTTTTTAGTTCGATACATGAAATAAGAAAACGGATAAAACCAGGTGGTATTCTCATGGGTATCATTCCAGATTCTGAAAAGATTATTTTTAAAACTCCTCTCATAGATGATAGAGGCAATTTTTTCAAACTCAAAGACCATGGGAATGGTGGTTTTGGTGAAAAGTTATTTGTAAATCTGGTTGATACACCTTATTATGCGGATGGACCAAAATCAGAGCCGGTGGCTTTCAGAGACTTGTTGATCACACATTTAGAAGAGTTGGGGTTTAGTTTAGAACTTTGGCAGGGTCTCACTGGAAATCCTATATCGGAGCTCTATAGTAAATTTATCTTTGTATATAAGAGATGAGAACACTTGCGCTGTTATTGATAATCAATCTGTTTGTTCTTTATTATACCAGGCAACCAAAGGAACTTGTTGAGGTTAAGGAAAAATATACCATCCTCAGGAAACACCTTCGTGAAACAAATAACGAAAAGTATCATATGCTTCACAGGACTATACCCCTCACGGGTATGAAACGAATGTGGGGTTCTGTCGGTTCTAATACAAACAAAGGTGGTGAAATAGTTGTATGTCTAGATGGTAAACCGAATGAAATATTTCACGTTCTGATTCATGAATTGGCCCATTGTACCGTGAGTGAATACAAACATTCCCCACAATTTTGGGAAAATTACATCGAACTTCGGGACATGTGTATTAATTTGGGTATTTATGAACAAATTCCCGAAAGAACCGAATTCTGTGGTCAGCACATTCAGGATAAATAATCTCAGTTTAGTTTAAATGAAGACGCCGGTGAACATTTTGATTACGGCCATCGCGTATTGGATACTCCTATACGTCGTAACACTCGTACCACTTATATCCAAGAGTTATCATTTAAACCTCATATGGTTTACTGTCATTATACCCAATGTTATTCGATTCGCCATCGGTAACATCCCACGCCTCGCGGTAGACCGAGTATTTTTCTTATCCACGACTTTCATCGCGTTAGTTATTACCTTTTTCATCAACCAGATTTCATCTGAAACGAAGAAAGCTATGACTGATCATAAAGCCGACGTTAGCAAGAAACTTAAATTGAGTGCCTTGTTAGCGGGGACGTTTGCTCTTGGTGCTTTGGGTACGTATTATTCTGGAATTGATAATTCTATTTATAGTAATATGGGCTGGGAAAGGCCTGTTTAAGGCTTGACTACATAGTCCTTCATGAAATAGAAGACGATCGCGGCTACTACACCAGTAGTCGCGAGGCCAACCATACTCCTACCCCCTTGTTCGTTAAGGAACTTGGGGATAGAAGTCGCCAATTTGTCCTGGACAGGCTTGCTCACCGCAAGACCTGTGCACGCCGCAACAAGAAGAGCGGTCATTTGTTCGTCGGTGAGATTCATGGGGTTCTTACTGGCGGGCTTCTCAGCCTGTTGCACATGCATTCCCTGAGGCTGGGGAGCAGTCATCTGGGGCATCATACCCTGCATCTTGGGTTCATCGGTCATCATAGGGGGTTCCATCATGATATCGTTAATGGGAGTAGAATCCATCGTCTCTTTACTCTGACTCACATTTTTTTCGGGTTGAATTTGCGCTTCGTTTTTTATAAAAGATGTGGACTGATTCTGACTAATGGGAACCATTCCTTCTCCGTCATCTGAAAGATTCATGGTATACACTCGATCTGAAGCCATTTAATATACCCATAGTTTTTTGAACAATTATCGAGACGCACCTACTTAGTCTTTGTGATCTTGAGGTTTGTTTTCTTAGTCGCCTTCTTAGCATCATCTTCCTTCTGCTGCTGATGTTTGGGGTTGTACATCTTCTGGTGCAATCTCCATAAATCTGGACCACCAACCCTGAAACCCTTTCTAACCGTTGCTTTGTACCAAAATACACAATCCTGAATCTTGTTAGATTTTACTGTATTATCTAACACGAGACATTCGTAGTTCTCTGTACAGGCGTCCATCACTTTACAAAACATATCGAAAGAAGGGAAGATACCAAAGAAGGATTTGTATAACTTTTCTCTGTTCTGGATAATGTTCTCCCTGAGAATAAACACATAATCCACATTGGCTCGTAGTGCCGGTGGTAAGTCCATAACATATTGCATTGTCAACATAAAGAAGATCTTCCAATGACGACCATTCATAAAACACTGTCGAATACACGTATCTTTTAGAAACTTTGAGTCATACATACAGTCATCCAGAAGCATAAACGCTCCACAATTTGATTTACCCCCGCCCACCAACTTTCTCTGTCGGGCCATAACCCTTTCTATCGCATCTCTGTCGTAGTCACCATAAATGAATAAATCTGGGATAAACTCAGAGTAAAAATGATTACCCTCTTCTGTTCCTGATAGTACAATACCTGCCGGGAGGTGTTTCTTATGATACATGATATCTTTCACCAGAGTTGATTTACCGGTGTTACGCTTACCTATGAAAACACACACCCTGTCATCCGCGATCGTCTCGGGTTTGAATTTCCTCAATTGAAGATTCATTCTAATGTACTGTCTCGTTTTATTTACCAAAATTTTACTCATATACAGTAGGAATGGCTGGTCGTCTGAGACTTGCTGCCACTGGGGTCCAAGATGAATGGCTCACAGGTGAACCACAGTTTTCGTACTTTCTAACAAATTTCAAACGTCACTCAAAATTTGCTTTTGATTATGTTGAGAGCCAATTCGATGGGGACATAGATTTTGATAAGACTGTCATATGCACGATACCGGGTGACAAAGGTGATTTGATTAAAAATGTTACACTGAAGGTTACACTGAGTGATCCCAAACCAGATGACGGTGGTGAAAATGATATGGTATGGTCACCGTCTATAATTACTCATATGATAGACTACGCAGAACTTTTAATAGGTGGACAACCCATTCAACGAATTACAGGAGAGTACATCTATATGCATCAACAACTTCATAATACGAATGACGACATCGAACAAACACTGTACTTTCTCAATGGACATGGTAATTATCTAAGTTATGCAGATCCGTATACATATTTCCTGGATATTCCATTCTATTTTTATAGGAACCCATCCCTGGCTATACCAACATGTGCACTTCAAAAACAAGTCGTAGAGGTGAGAATTAAACTAAAACCAATTTTAGATCTCGTTCGAAACGTGAGTAGTACGGATCCAAGTGATTCATATGCTGATGCATCCGCTTCAATCTTAAAGTTCTCACTTGATACCGAGTTTGTGTATTTGACAGAAGAAGAAAGAAACTTTCTCATGACCCGACCACTCGATTACGTCATCACACAAGTTCAAATGTCTAAATTTGTCATGAAAGCCGGTGAAAATAAGAAAAGTGTCATGTTAAACTTTCAACATCCCGTGAAAGAATTATTATTCACATCACAAAATGATGTTGCTTATCTCACCAACGTATCAAACTGGTACAATAGTATAGTAAATGCAGAATTGAGATTCAATAATGAAATCGTATTTAATAGGGGTGGTTTATTCTTAGAATATGAACAACCACTTAAACATCACGTGAACGTACCATCCGCTTTAGTGAATGCAACACAACCGTTTAATGGGGTACTTCCAAAATTGGGTCCCTCCACGTTCGGTGTATACTCATTTGCATTACAGCCCGAATCCCCTCATCCAACCGGG